TTACCACTTCATTATTCACCACGCTCTTTAGTTCGCTGATTTGCTTTCTAACTTCAGGAACTTCAGCATTGATATACTGACGAAGAGAGTTGGTATTGCTGATGTTGTTGATATATTCGCGAATAAGAATCTTTTGCTTTTCATCCAACCCCTTGTATTTTTCATTGAATGAATCAACCAGCAACTTATAAGCAAGCAAACGAACATCTTCATTTTGCTGCTGATATACTTTGACAAGATCTTTCTTTTCTTCTTCGGATATTACTCTTGATGAGTTTTTTGAAACCAACATACTTTCCGTTATGCATCCACGAGCTTTAAATATCTCTCTTGGGTCACAAACTACGTCGTTTACATTTTCTTCAAAAACTTTGTATATACTAGCCATCAACTTATAGTTGGATATGCTTCCGCTCAAAAAATCATCAATTGGATATGATTCTTTAATTTCTTTTATAAGATCATATTTTTGTTGATTTAATAGTTTTTCGTTTAATTTTTTACGAGTTTTAATGATGGTTTCCAGTAATCTATCAGCGGATAGTTGATCTTTTACCCTATCTTCTAATATTATACGATACAAACGATTCTCTTTACCAAGTTCAGAAGATTCGTTAAAATATTTTCTAAGAATATAGTTTGCCTTTGAATCTTCTTTACCCGACAAAATGTCAGCGGTAACCTGACGAACCAAGAGCTCGAACAAAATTCCGGCGTTCTTGAATTTAGAATGCTTGAGTTTCTTCATACAATTTAGTTATAAATATATTATACAAGGATAAAAACGAAGGTTTATATAGGTTTATCTTCAATAATGATGTTTGTCTCATCTAACATCGATTTTTCTTCCGTTATTACCTTTTTATTGGCCTTCTCATATCTTTTCTTGAGAGCATTTTTTATATTCTTTAGGTCTTCCTCCAAAGAAAAAGGAGATCCTTTCCTATAATTGTGTCTTATAGACCTGTCAGACTTGGATCTTTCACGATTTTCTCCGTCTCCAAGGATATCTTCTCCTCGAGCCATTGTGACAGGATCTGTATATTTTTTCTTGTTTCCTGTTTGATCACGTTCTCCTTCTTGACGTTCTTTTCTAGTTTCCTCCTCAAGAGGTGGAAGTCCCGCGCCGCCGCCCGCGTCGGCGCCCCCACCACCAGAGTCGCCCGTGTCTCCACCGCCAGCATCCTCAGCTCCACCGCCACCGCCACCACCACCAAGATCAGAAGTTCCTCCACCTTCGGACTTTTGTCCACTTGTAGCTGGATCATTTCCTTCTTCTTCAATCTGAGTTCTGCGCCATTTTTCTTTCTTATCACCAATTACTTCTTGCTGCAATTCTTCAACTTCGTCGTTAGACATATTAAATACTTTATTATATATCCACTTTCTGCTGAACATTTCAGCTTCTATCATATCAGAAGCAACCGCCATTTTTTCTTTCCAAATGTTTATCTTCTCTTGTTCAAAAATGGTGGACGGGTTGCTCAGTTCGAGTTGAAAATCTACCAACGAAGCATCTTGGTATCCTTGAACGTATAAATGAACAATTGCAATTTTTGTAAGTTCAGAAACTATAATACGTTGAATACGACCGATGGTTCTACTAAAACGAACATCTTCTGCGGCCAACGTGGCTTTTCCAGAAATATTTTCTTCATATCCAAGAAAAGCTTTTGGAATTTTTAAAGCTGACATCATCTTATTGCGAACGTATTCAAGATCATCGATGCCGGTAAAATCCATACCAGGAAGAGTATCAATGTTAGTTCCGCTGTCACTTCCACGAACTGGTAGATAAAAATCTTCAACCATGTTGTTTAAATTAAAACGAAGATTGTAATCTCCTGTTCTTTCATCAACATATGGAACCTTTTTTACTTGGCCTATAATTTTTTGCATTGCTCCGTCAATCTCTGCTGGAGGAAGATTTCCAACATCTACCTTGAAGATGCGTTTTTCTGGGGCACGCATAATACGGTGAATAAGCATCGCGTCTTCCATCAAACTCAACTGCTTCCATACACGACGTGCTGGCTCAATCATTGATTTACCATATGGCAAAAAGTTGCTGTCGCTCAATAAACGAAAATGTGCGATCTCAAAGTTTTCATATTCCATACCACCACCGAGACCGTCGTGTTGATACTTTACATAGTTTAAATTCTTAGGATCACTGCCTTCAACTCTAGTAATTTCATATGGGCTAATAGGATGAACAAGATATACACCATATTCTGGAGAAATTTCCAATCGCAAGAAAAAGTCGCCATACTTGCACATATTGCGTGTCCAACTCCACATATTAAACTCGACGTTCAATATATCATTAAAAAGGTTTTCTAGAATTTTTTTGATATTTTCGTTTTGAGAACGAATGGTCAATACATTACCAAATTCGCTTGGAACCAAACATTCATCGGAGTATATATCTAAAGCGGATGCGATGATAGGATCCATGTCCATCACATCATAATCACGGAATAATTCCAAACGAGCCGCTTGATATGCCATGGACATATCACGGTTGTGTAGATTATATGTACTACTTCTTAAACGATTAAAACGATCACGCAAGCTGTTTCTGTCTGTTGCGTATTGTATTTCATCGGTATCAACAATCTTTAATTTTTTTCCGCCTACATTACGAACGATAACGTCCGTGCTGAACATTTTTTTCAGCCTATTGAATAAATTCTTTGAGTCTGCCATAAGTTTATCTGTATATATATGGGGCGGTTACTATATAAATATACACCAACACTATTTTTATATCCATAATAACGTCACTTCTGTATAAGCCATCGAAGATCCATCTTTTGGCCGTTAGCAAGTGGCATTTCCCACGAATCTTTTGCTATTCCATAAACGTTATCAGTTTTTTGAGTCATTAAAGGTTTAAAATTATTCTTAATAGATTCGTTGGATGAAGACCCAAGCCTTGTAAGAATAGTTTTCATTATGGTATCACTATCTTTACGGAGACGCAATGCAACGTCTCTGATCCATAGTGCTATACCCATCGACAATACAAGGTCATCATTATACCCATCCATAGCTTCGGCCTTGGCACTAACACCCGTGGACTTCCATATAAAAACATTAAGTTCTTCTATAAGACGGTTACTGTGTATTATAACTTCTTTGTTTCTAAAATAACTTTCAAGTTTTGATATAACAAGTGGGCGGGTTTTGTTTGACGTAGTAAAACCAGGCGTCATCTTCTTTTCTTGTGTATTGATCTTGTTTGTCATTTGATGTTCAACATCAACATATTGAAGATCCGATGAACTATAAAATAGATTAGCGTAGTTAGCATCCAATACTTCTTGTATGACCGCCCAACCAACATTTGCGTTTTCTATGACAAGTAAAGCGTTATTATATTCAGTTGCCATTGTAATCAAGGCTCTGGCATAATCCTTGGTAGGAAGTTTACCCTTATATTCAGCAACCTGTTCCATCGTTTCTACTTCAAGTATCTGGGCCGCGCTAAAGTCCGCCGAATCTCCACGGGCAACGTCAGCAGAAACCATATATGATTTGCCTGGTTCTGGGTATTTGAATATCCAATATCCTTTGTCTATTCCTCGTTTTTCCAACGGTTCACACACATGAGTTTTTGTATACCATTCAAGAACTGGTATATCTACCACTGTATTACCGGATGTACTAAATTCGCAGTCGCATTCTTGAGCAGCTCCTTTTTCACCGGATAGTTTGGTTTGTTCGTCACGCCATTTCTGATCACGCTCTGGATGAAGATTCCAAGGAAGACGTATTCTGTTCATATCGTTCAATCCTTGTTCCGATTCCATCCATAGTTTGTGAAAGAAGTTACCTACACCATTTGGTGTTGATAGAATGATCGCCTTACCACCGGTAGACAGTGTATATTGTGCTGACAACCAAATTTCTTCGATGCCGTCGATGAAAGCAGCTTCGTCGATAATCAACAAAGAAAGTGCAGAAGAACGGCCGGATGTACCGGCTGATGATGCTGCTTTGATCTGAGACCCGTTTTTTAGCTTTAACGACAATCTATTGTCTTCAACGGCTGGAACTTTTAGCCAGCTTGGTAGATTATCATTTCCAAATCTAACTTTGGTAACAATTGCTTTAGAAGTTTCTTGGGTGATACTCAAACATAATATTTCTTTATCACTGTGAAATGTCATAAGCCACAAAGAATATGCGGCTACGAGTGTGGTGATACCCATCTGTCTGGATTTGAGTATAATATTTTGATTGTATTTTACAAAATCCCCAAGTGCATTATCTTGGAAAGGGTATGTAATAAATGGGAGAGTGCCGCGAGTTGGATGTTGGATCTTGACATACTTTTTCATAAAGTATATCGGATCTTTGGCACATTTGGCGTATTCAATCTTGATTATATCTTTTATGTTCTGTGTTTTGTTATCCGCCATAATAGTTCAAAAATCTGTATCTGGAATAAAGTGGATCCGTGTGACCAATGTATACGATGTCTGGTATAGAATCTCTGACACTTTTTCTAAATTGCTTAGCGGAAATATCAAGTATCTTTCCTTCAATTTCTACCCAATCGTGATTTACTTCATATTCATCTTGACCATCCCAGCAATCACAATCCATATATTCTTCCGCGTTTGGTTCGTCTAATATAAAATTACCAACGATATGTTTGGCACGAATTCCCTTACTATTTAATTCCTTGGCCAAATCTTTAGCAATTATCTCACAAGCACCTTTTACATTTGGGTACCGTTGAACTATTCGTTGGGATATACCAGCGATAATGTCATCTTTAGATAAGAGTTCCAAGAGGAGATTCATCTTATCTATATATATATCAAACTTTATTATATTTTGACGAGGTTTCCGTATTATATCACAGAAACTCCTCTTTGTCTTACCACTTTACTTGCACATTCGTTGGCAAACTTGATGGACTTAACAATATCTAAACTCTTGCTATATTCTATGATAAGACCGGCCATAAATGAATCGCCGGCGCCAGAAACATCAATAACGTCCTGCTGTTCTACTGGATAGCGAACGCCGTGGTAATAACAACCATCTTCACCACAGGTCTTTATTATTTTATTTTCTAAATCTGGTGTTATATACTTTTCAGATCTAGAGTATTCGTGATTGTTTATCTTTATATACTTTATATCTTTTGCCCAAGGCCCAAGGATTTTTTTGCTATCAAGAAACACGGACGGATGATTCTCGGCTATGATCGATATATCTTCCTCGGCCAAGAATCCCTTGTCATAATCTGACACAACAATATGATCATAGTCATAATTAATTGTGTCGATGTTTATGCGTTTAATTTCCTCGGCAGAATCCAATCTAAAAAACATATGATTGGTAGCCTTGTGAATATATCTCGTTTTTGTGATATTATACCAGTTTGGATTGGTAACAATATCACATTCATCGACCATCGTCTTGATATTACGATATACGTTTTTAGCCATGCCCGGGTTGTCGTTTTGGTCAACGATCTTCAACACAGGCACAGGCTTGTCTGGACACATTCTGTTAGCAGAGCAATACGCGTGTACGTCTCTGCAACTGTCACCAATTACTAATATTTTTTTCCTCATCAGAATAGGCTCTTCTTTTCAACAATCATTGAAGGTCTAGACGATGCTATAGCTTTTCTGTATGCTTCTAGCATTTCTTTGCCGTCCTTTGGTACATAGATAGGGAACGTCACCATCTTCTTGAAGCCTTCTGTAAAGTCCTGTGAGTGTGTAGGACCAGAATAGAAAGGACCGCTGTCAGCAACAACCGTCTTTAGAATAACTGGACACTTGTATTCTCCATGAGAAATACGTTCAATATAATTGATATGGTTGATGATAGCATCGGCAGCGACAAGCATAAAGTCGTGTCTTTCGATATAAACCACTGGACGATATCCTTCAAATGACATACCGATAGCCAAGCCAGTCATAAGGTTTTCTGCTACTGGGGTTTCAATCTTCTTTTCATTTGGTACATTCACCAACGATCCCATAGCATTTCCATAAGTCACGTTATAACCAATAAACACAGAGTTTTGTTCTCCAATTTCTGTCATAGCCTTAGTTACGGCGTTCTTATATGAAATATCTTCGGTCTGGATTGGAGGAATAACCTCTGGTGAAAGATGTGGAAAATACTCGGCATCTGTCTTTTGCTTCATCTTGCTAATATCGATACGATCATTGATACGTGCGTGTGGATATGTAATCTCATACTTGTAACGACGTACACAACTTGGAAACATTTCTTCCAAAGACTTACCCCAACGAACGGTCTTTGGAGTCTCCACGGAACGATTATTGTCTTCAATTATGAAAGTACAAGGAAGATCGAATCCGCTTACATATCGTGCAGCCTCAAACAAGTGGCCAGAGTCTTCTGTACCGTCACCAACAAAGCACCATACGTGTTGCTTAGATCCCTTTTTCTTGAGAGCCAAAGCGATACCGGCGGAAATGGCTGGAGTACCACCGATGATAGCAGAGGTAAAGAAGTTCAATTTACGGTCAAAAATAAACATGCTCCGGCCATTGAGAATACGATCCTTGACGGTTTCTCTCGGAATGCCAGAGAGGATAGCATGATAATGATTTCTATGATTAGAGATGACATAATCTCCTTCATTCATTTCATTGAAAATATTAATGAGCTGGTCCTCATTCCCACCAGACAGGTGAAACAAGAATGGGAGCTTGCAGTCTTTGTACAAGGCTACAATCTCATTTTCAAAATCAATAAGATCTTTCTTTGTAAGATTTGTTTTTTTCATATTTTAAATGTCAATCATTATACGACCACCGGAGCCAGATTTTAGTTTGGTGACAGCTTCATTGATATCAGACAATGAATATCTATGTGTTATAAGATGTTCCAGATTAATTTGATTATTTTTATATAGATTAATATATCTTGGAATATCAACGTCTGGATCAAATCCTCCCGCCTGTGTAGTACGTATAGACTGGCCGTTTGTGGAGAATAGCTTGCCTGGATTATTAATGGTCAAGAAAGAACCTGGTTTAGGTTGTGCTACGAGAATACATCTACCTTGTTCAGACATTGTCTCCAACACTTGTGCTACAAGAGAAAGAATGCCTGTGGTATCTATGATACAATCAAATTTCATCTTTTTGATAGTTTCTATGTCTTCCTCCGAATGAAAAAATGTTCCGCCATTTTTTTCTACTAAAGACTTTTTATCTTTGTTGATGTCTACTCCCCAAACCAAAGCATGAGAAAGTTTAGATGCGTATATGCAATTCAAGCCCACGCCACCAGACCCAAGGACAAGAACTCGTTCTCCGAACTTTACATTCGCGTCCTTGTTTACAACACTGAATCCGGTTGATATACCACAACCGAGAAGAGCGGCAAAATCATTACTGATATCTTGGTCTATTTTGGTCATTCGGTTTTCGGATACAACAGAATATTCTGAAAGCGTCGTGACCTTTCCACCAGACATCTGACGACCATTCCAGTTATATTGTGGGAAACCAGCTTCTATTCCAGATCCTTTTCTCCAATGTAATACAACCTTGTCTCCGGCTTTAACCTTGGATACTCCTGGCCCTATTTTTTCTACAACACCACATCCTTCATGACCAACTAGGTGCGGCATAAACTTTTCGTTACCTTTTAAACCAGCAATTTCTTGGAGTTGTGCTCCACACAATCCGCTTACAAGAACTTTGACTAAAACTTGGCCATAGTCAAGATTGGTCGGAACATGAATTTCATCCACAATAAGTGGATCGTTCTTTTTTACAAGTATTGCTGCTTTCATTATTATTTTTTCTTTCCATAGATAACGCCCTTTAGATCGCAAAGAGTGTACCAAGGTTCAAAGTTTAGATTTAAATATTTCAAATCATAGCCAGATTGTACCAATTTATCAACAATAATCTGTGTTCTGTGGTTATTATTATGATGAAATTCTATAAGAACTTGGTCTATGTTTGCTAGTACATCGACCGACAGGCTCTTAAAAATGTCATATTCAAATCCTTCAATGTCTAATTTTAGCAGATCTATTTTATTAAGATTTGACCGCTTTATGACCGAATTTAACGTCATACATTCAACTGTAACAGTTCTAACTGCGCCTATTAAGTTATCTGTATCGTATTTCTTTTGATCGTCTATTTTAAATGAATTTAAAGTTGTATTTTCTGTAAAATAAAATTGTTTATATCCATCGGACGTTCCGAGAGCGCAGTTATACCTTTCCACCCTAGAATCGAACGTCTTATTTAGTATATAGAACGATGGAGAAGGTTCAACACACACAACCTTTTTTGCTTTTCTAGTAAGACAATAATGAGCAAAAGTACCACAGCTTGCTCCGATATCAACTACTACATCATTTTCTTTAACAATATTGTTTAAAAATGAGTTGTTATAAAAATCCAAATATTGAATATAAAAACTATCAGGAATGTTAAGATCGCTTCCTTCGTCCGAATAAAAATGTTTTATATCATCTTTTTTGTTTATAACAGTTATTTCGGAGCTGAAAATTTTTATTCTGTTTTCGTATAAAGAAAATATAAATCCACTGAAATCCGTGTTTAATAATCTATTGTCTGCGGTGGGTACAATGAAATAATTTACTCCCTCTTTAAAATTGGCATGTTTCCAATAATAACAAGTGAGATTAGAAGTCCTTTCTTTGAGAACGAGTGTAACGTCATCAAAACTTCTATTTAAACAGAAATTTAATTTGTTTTGATTTGGATCAAAATTCCAAACTAAATTAATTTCTACATCAACTACTCCGCTCATTTTGTGTTTCTTATTTCTATAGAAGAGGGAACATATTGGGCTCCAGATGATATCAAGTCAATAATAAAAGATGCAATTTCTTGAGGTTCCATTAGTTCTGAATAATTTTCTCTATTCTTGGTCATTTCTGTCTTGATAGCCCCCGTATATACATCTATAACTTTTATTTTTGAGTTCTTCTGGTTTATAGAAAGAGCAGTGCCAAATCCAGACAATCCAAATTTAGACGCACAATATACAGATTCTTTGTAGTTTGGATATTTTCCGGCCAACGAGTTAATATTGATTATCCACCCAGATTGATTGGTAAGAGTAAGATGTTTATAAAGATATTTTGAAAGTAGCATTGGGGCCACCAAATTAACATTTATTATTTCTTGGATTCTTTGATCGGATATATCAACTATACTTTCATCGGAATATATTCCAGCGTTATTGATTAGACAGCGTATATTGTTTTTAGAAATATACTCTTCCATTTTTGATACATCGGTCAAGCTGGAGAAATTGCAAGATGCATATTTCCCATTTTTGTTATTTTTGTTTGCTTGACCGTATACAGATATATTTCTTGATGAACATATATTTTCAAAGGCTTGTCCCAGTCCTCCAGATATTCCTGTAACAAGAACGTTGAGCTCTGAAGAGCTCACGTTGTTTGAAACATCATCTACCAGTCCGTCTCGTAGATCTATATAAATCAAAATCTCGCTATAAAAAGAAACAAAATCTCTTTCGTGACCGTGATCAAAAAGCTGCCACTTTATATCCGTGTTTCCGTCAAAACTATAAACGCGATAATTCTTGAATCTTTTAAGATATTTATCTCTGAAATGAACAAATTTTTTTCTTAGTTCTGGATTACTTAGATGCCACTCTCCAGCAATTTTTTTTACATTTTTTGAAATCCAATCAAAGTTTTCGTCTGTGAATATAGAATATTCTCCTCCTTCACAATCAAGTTTTAGGAAATCTATTTTATCAATTTTATTTTCTTTTATAAAATCCGAAAAAGGTATTCCGGTAAAATCTTCGACGCCTATACTATCGGTAAAATGTAATCCATCCTTAATATACGTTCTTTTATCGGAAATACCTACATTTAGTAACTTATAAGGAGTTTCTTCGGCATCCAATCTTTCTCTGATTATTTTTTGAGTTTTATTTGATGGTTCTAATATGAATATTTTTTTTGGATTTTTTTTCGCCGCAGACAAAGAAAACCACCCTTTATGGCCTCCGACATCAACTACAGTGTCATTTTTTTCTATTTTAAAAAACTTTTCGTATACGGTTCCTGATTTTTTAAAAAATTCATGATATACTATAAATTTTTCTGAAACGGACAAATCAGAGTCTTTTTCTATATATTGAAGTTCTTTAAAATATTTAGTATCTAAAATATCATTAATTTTTTCTATAATCTTATCTGGATGTATTTCTTTTGTGCATTCAAAGTTCTTATTTCTTGGGCACCAATCCCATTTTGACTTGTCGAATGGTATTTCATTAGCACAACAATTACACACGCTTTTATTTGGCTCTACTCTGAATGGATTATAAAACTCAGTCCAATAATCGCTGATACCTGATATCATAATAACAGGAATTTCAATG